TAATGATGCAAATAGTTCTGTAGAAATATTCATTGCAACATTGAAATCTTCCATTTCAAATAAATTATTTTTAAGTGCGTATGTGTTGGCAATCATCACACGCCAGTCTGATCTATCAGCTCTGAACCATAAGCATGGTAAGAGTCTTACCTTCCTTGCTTGTGTGGTTGTTTGTTCCCAGAAGTTTTTTAAGTCTCCTGGTGTTATGACTTTTCTTCTTTTAACTTCGATGGCAAAACCATCTAAGCCTAGTAGGTCGTGGCCACCACCGAATGTTTGTGAGTAATTAACTTCTAATTGAATACCTAGAAGTTCTTTAATTTCATCAATAACTTCTCGCTCGCCTCTGCGACCTTTGTTTCGTGCGTTGACCAAACTACTCTCCGACTTGTGATGTTTCTTCTAGCTTTATGATTTCTTCAAACTTGTATCTAACTTGACCGCCTAGCTTTACATAAGATGGGCCTTTGCCATGTGAACGCCAGTTCTCTAAAGTTCTTGGAGACATTCCCCATCGTTCAGCAAGTTCGTTTTGATTTAAAAATATTTTTTCTTCCATGTTGTTTACCTATTACTGTGTGGATTATGTTATTCTACTCGAAGTAATTTTAATAAAGCAAGTAACTGAACAAAAATAATAGAAATATTATTGAGATTTAAACTTCAGAAATAAATTACAGAAAAATTATCAATAAAATTTAATCATTAATTTGGAGGAATAAATGAGTATAGATAACGCAACCCCTGAAGAGTGGGACAGAGCTAGAATGAAAGCAACACAAAAACAAATTGGTGGAAGCCATTATAAAGACAAAGGTATTCAACCTTTAGAGTATGCGTACAGCAATGGACTAACGCCTAACTTAACCAATGTAGTTAAATATGTGACTAGAGAAAAAGAAGATAGAGTGAAAGACTTACGAAAAGCAATTCACTATATCGAACTAGAATTAGAAATGGTCTATGGTGTTGACCCAGAAGGTAATCCAATAGATTAATTAGACATCATTATCTTGGTCATATAGTCGCCTACGTTTTGCATTTCTTTGATTGCTCTTGGCTCTCTTACTTTACGATAACGTAAAACAGCAGACATGCTCTTATGACCAGATAGTTTCATTAGTTCTGGTAGTTCCATAATCTCACCAGCCATAGTACAAAAGTTATGTCTTAGATCATGCAACCTTAGTTCTGGTCTACCAATCTTTTTAGCTAGTTGTTTCCACATCTTTACAGGGTAATCTACATCTAAGATGTATTCTCCCTTTCTCTCTAGCTTGTTAATAACCATCATAGCTTGATTGCTTAGATAGATGACTCTATCTTCATTAGTTTCATGGTCGGTCTTATGTTCGCTTAGAACTATCTTGTTATCTTTTAAATCAGACCATTTGGCACTGCCTATCTCACTCTTACATCTACCGCCAGAGTGCATACAAAGTTCTATGTAATCTAAAGAGCTAACAAAGTTAGGTCGAACAGTTTGTCTCTTGATGTTTATTTGTCTTTGTAATTCAGCAAACTCTTTGTCTGATATTTCATTCTCACTAATAAGTTCTTTGTTTAGTTTAATTTTACAAGGGTTTATTTCTACCAGTGATAATGCTATCGCATGGTTATAACAACCAGATATCATTTGGACAACTCTGTTAGCAGCATAAGAACCTCTTTTAGATATTTCTAAATGTAATCTTGTAATATCACCCCTGGTTATATCTGTTAGAATTCTTTTACCTAAATCATTCTTAACATCTTTATCCCACATTCTTACATACTCACCAGGCTTACCATTCTTGTTAGGCATAGCAACTCTTCTTTTATTTTGTATTAACTTATCAATGTAATATTCAAACGCTTGATTTAAAGTTTCCCCGCCTCTGGTATTTAATGGATCAATACCTTGTGCAACTTCACCAAGTATTTGTTGTGCTTTGTTTCTTGCTACATTAATTGGTATGTCTCTAGTACCAAGAGTAAGTTCTCTCTTCCTTCCATTGATGCGATAGAAGACTCTATAAGTTTTTTCTGTGATTAATAAATTGTTTACCTTTGTATCTCTTTTATATCTAGCCATAACTCGTACCTCCAAGCAGAGTCGCCATACAGTCGACCTTTAGTGTCGAAATGACGTGTATTTTAATTACCTATTCAGTAGATTATAAATCGAATCTTGTAAAGAAAACAAGGGTTTTTAGGGAAATAATGTAGAGTCGAGAAACTGTGTGATGGATAATATTTAAGAATGAAAACCAGGTGTCCTAACCGATAGACGAAGGGGTCAAAGAGCAGAAATCAGCCATTTATTGCAGTTTTTTCAGCACCAGAAGTCGACTCATTTTTGCCTTGTCGACCATCAGTCGCCAAAACAATCGACTCCATAGCTTCTTTTAAACTTTCAATAGAATTGATTGATTTCATAATTTCGTCCTTTATCGTGATTTGTGTTGTTTGACAATCAGAAAAGGCTCTGAAGCATATAGTCTGGTATTTAAGATTAACCATTGCGATTATATCTATTTGATTTTTTTTATAATGTCTTCCTGTGGTGGTAATGCCTTTACGAATATCAAACCGCCAGTTCTTTTTTGTCTTTTCTATATGTGTAACTGTTTTAACTTGGCATCTATATAGTTTATGTTTCCACTCAAAGATCACATCGGCATGGGATGTATGAGGCATTATTGTAACGGTGTCTGATTCTCTCGCAAGAACTGAGCAAGCTAAATATTCACCACTCCTACCTATCCGCTCCGTCTTGCGTGTCATAATTTTCTAATAAAGTTTTAGATGTAATACCTTGAGAGTTTAGTAAGGCCTTTATGTATTTGGGTTGCCTATTAAATGCGGCTTTAGCAAATGCTTCTTCATTTATTCTATTCTGTTTTATGTAATCATTGGCTGCATTTCTTAATTCTGTAAGTGTTTTTCGTAATATAGTTGATTTAAGTTCATTTGAAGCAGATTGATATTTTTCGCTTTGTATTAAAACGGGTATAACTTTTTCAACTATAGGCCCTAAATATTTTGCTCTTGTTTGATCTACAACAGCGTTACCAGAGTAAGGTAATATATCTCTTCTTTTAAATCCTAATCTATCAAATTCTCTCTCTGCCGCATTCTTTTCTTCTCTTACAGTTGCACCAGTAAGCTGTCTTGCTAAAGGGCCTGGAGCTTCAATATCGGTAAAAGGTATTTGTACTGTATCTGGTCTACCTGGTGCAGCTTCTCTGGTTGGAGATTCTGATTCTGGAAACTGATCTCTAACAAAAGGTATATTAGATTTTAATTGATTGGTTGTATCAGCTAGAAACTCACCCGTTGGTAATGGTCTTCTGAATTGTTGGTCTTGGTCTACAAAATCACCAAACATTCTTATGGGTGTCATATATCCACCAAGAACATTGGCGGTATAGTCAGACATAAATCTATTAACTTTTTCTTCTGTGTCCAGTCCAGCCATTCCATCTAAAAGATTCTGTACCAACTGCACACTAGCACCAGCTCTAAACTGTGCACCTGTTAATCCTTGTAAAACATCTTTAGCATCTGGAGCACCTCTTCCGCTTTCACTTCTTACAATCATATCAGCAACCAAAAGGTATGGTGTCAATGGAAAGTATGGCCTCATGTCTACTGTTTTTCCAGATGATGTTTCTACTTCATACCATTTGTTATCTTCTGATCCTTTTCTTTTCATCTCTACAGCTGTAAGCAATAGGGTTGTTCCCACTACCGCTTGAGATAAAGTTTTATAATCACCAGCTTTTAATTTAGCTATTTCTTTTGGTGTAAGTAATGCAGAAAAGCCTAGTGGACTATGTCTAAACTGAAAGGCAATAGCATTAGCCATAAACCTTGGAAAAGGTATTATACCAGTTGCAAAAAATGGCATAGAATTAACAGCATCAACAAGACTTTTAACAATAGGCACGTCTGGAGTTTTTGCATAAGTAAAATACAAAGCATCATCAACCGCTTTTTCAATATCAGCTTTGTTTACATATTTTAAAAGGTCATCACTTATGCCAACTTTATTTATATCTATACCTTTTTTTAGTAAAGCATCAGTAATGGTGTTTGCAAATACCGCTCTTCTATACCAAAACTCTTGCATTCTATTTAGTACGTTTAATCCGTCAGTAACCTTTTGACCAACCTTTATAATTCTTGCCGCATTAGATGTTTTTGTAGCGTCTGCTACATCGGAAGAATATCTGGTAAATAAATTTTCTGCATCTTTTACATAATACTTTGTTAATAAGTCTGTTAAATCTTTGGCTTGTTTTTTGTTCTTTGTTAAATTTAAAATCAATTCAAATGATCTAGCATAATCAACAGGAGATTCTTCAGCACCAAACGCTTTTCTAAGAGGATTAAAAGTTTTCTTTAACGTATTATCGAAAACATCAATCATTGTTTTCATACTAACCCTACCAAGCTGTGCTGTGTTATTACGCATAGCTGTAGCTATTTGACTAACTAATAAACCCCTTCTTATGTTATCAGCTTGTTTAATAAAATTATAAAGTCTTGCTGTCCAAGTTTCTGGCTTTGCTGTTTTTCCTATTTTTTCAGATAGGTTTTGAATAGACCTACTGACAGCACTTAATTTTTGCATCCTTCTTGCGGAATCTGCAATGCTTCCTCTAAATAACTGAGATAACTCTGGAAGAGTTATGTTGTTTTTTTCTAATACAGAATCAAGTTTTTCTCTTGCGACAGGATTGCTTTCGGCTTGAAATAAAACTTCTTCTAATTGGTCTGATATTTTTATTTCTGGATTTCTTGGTATTTCTAAATCATCCATTATCTTAACGCCAACTTCAACCAGTCTATCGTTTAGGTCTACTGTTGTATCAGTTTGAAAGTCTCTACCATCTGGTGCTGGGTCGACAATATCATCTACTCTTACATTGTTAATATTTCCACCACTAGCAGCCTCTATGTCATCAGCATACATTTCAAGAGGTACTTCATCTCTTACAGGTGGCAATCTGTTATACACAATGTCATCATAGGTTTCTCTAACTTCTTCGTTAGTCATACCTTTATAATTAACTTTATTATCGTCTAAAAGTTTTCTTACTTCTTTACCTTCATCAGTTTTTCTTTCCCACTCTGCATATATGGCTGCATCTTCTGGATGTGGTGTGTCGTTGTTTAGGTCTTCTAATACCCTATTAGTCATACCAGTTTCGCTAGTATCAACTTGGGTATAGAATCCATCTTCCATCATAGAACTTGCTACTTCATCTAAATCATCTAAGGTTACACCTTCTTGATTTTCACCAGCTCTAAACTTTCTTATTGTTTTTCCGTCAAAGCCTTCAAATATAGCTTTTAATTCACCAGACTTTTCTCCATCTTTAATCTTACCAATATAATCTCTAGCAGTTCTTACTTTAGGCTCTTTAACATTTTTTAGTAACATTTCTGGAATCTTAGTACCACGCTTCGGTGTTTCTATTTTAGGTGTTGCAAGTTTAAAATTATCTAAAGAGTTTTGTTCAATAAAAAATTCTTTTAATTTATTTGCAGTATTCTTTGGATTATCATAATCAATTTTAAAACTTACTCTACCACCAAGAATCCCATAATCCTCTGGAATATTATTAAGATCTGGTGAAACAAATCCCTGCCTAGCACTTAACTTTGGAACTCCTTCAACCTTAACTGGGTCAACCCCTATTTTAATTAATTCATCATCAATCTGTTTTTTTATATTTACTTTAGGTGTTTCTACTTTAGGAGTAACAACCTCTGGTGTAACTGGAGTTTCTGCTACTGGAGTTTCCTGTGCTGGTGGTACTATAAAGTCCTCTCCTTCTTTAGTGACACTTGGTACAACATTGTTTTTATTTTTAAAATATGCAGCAGTTCCACCTATCGTTCCACCTAACCCACCACCGACTGTAGCTCCAAATAATGCTGACTGCCCAGATTCACCAAAATCAAAGCCTTCTCTTTGACCAGACATTATTCTTGCTGACTGTCTTAATGCATTATCAACCGTTGAATATGCAGCACCTTCTATAGCTCCAATCTTTGCACCTTGTACTGCTCCTTGTTTTACAAATTCTTTAATAGATTGCTTGGTTGCTTCTTTGACACCAGCTCTTCCAACAAGACCAGCACCAAATGTTCCTATACCAATATAAGTAGATGGATCAGAACCAACACCTTTAATAAATCTACCAACTCCATCCCAACTAATTTTCTTGTTGTCGTACATATCCATTGCTGAAACAAAGTCTTCTTTTTGTTGTTGATTGGCAAACTCGAATAAGTCAAGTGCCTCATTACCCATTTTAGGAATATTATAATTAAACCAACCCATATATCTTAGGGCGTAATCTGCATATTCTTTATCGGAGTTTAATTTTTTGGGTTTACCATCTTTTTTAATACCAAGGGTTGTACCCTCGTTAAATTCATAAATACTTTTTGCAACTTTAATCCATTCAGGGTCTTTCTTTAGCTCTGCTTCAGACAACCTTCCATCGTTTTCTTTGACTTGTTCTGGAGTGGGAGGAATGACAAAACCATCAGCTGCAATGTTTTGCATGGCTTTATCATCTACATCAGATGGTGGGGGTATTTTGAATCCCGCTCCTTCTTCCTCTTTGGGTGGGGTTGGTATGATAAAATCTACCATAGTATTACTCTGATATTATTTTATTAGCTATTAAATTTTTTATAACGCCTTCTTTTGTAGATCCTGGATTGAGTTTTATTGCTTGATTAATAATTTCATTTGCACTCATTGATCCGTAAGAATTATTAATTACTGTATAGTTTTTTGTTGAGTTATTTTGTCCACCTGTATTGCCAAGCATCATTTGTGCAAGTCCTTCATTAAAAGACATAAACCCTTGTTTGTTTATATTATCTTTATAAAAATCTCTTTCTTGTTCTGTTAAATTAGGACTATCAATACCCTCATTAAGAACAATGTTTTTAATCCTAGCAGCAGCTTGTTTATATATATCTGATTGAGTAGGGTCTTTTTGTTGTGGCATTTGCATATCAAACAGTTCTTTCAGTCTAATTGCACCTGCTAATTCAGGATTGTTTTTAATATATTCTTGTCGGTCTTTCATTAATTGCTCTTGTTTAGCCTGTCTCTCTGCTCTTTCTTTTTGAGCATTAAACATAGCCTGTCTTTCCATTACGCCAGACGCTATATCTTTTCCCTTAAAAGCATCACCAATAGCCATCAACATATTTGCTCGTCTTTGTTTTTTGACAAGTTCTTCTTGTGGGTTTGGTTCTTGTACTGGTGGTAAATTTAAAGCATTAATTTTTTGGTCTAACGCTTTATTGTTATTAATCAAACCTTGTAACCTAAAATCTTGCATTTGATTTGTTGTGATACCACCATCCATAGGATTGTAGCCACCAGCTTTCATTAAATTAAAAAAGTCATATTGATTTGCCATTATAAAGCTCCGTAATTAACTCTGTAATATCCTTTTGAATCTTCAACAACTGCTTCAGGCATATATTTCTTAACCTCTTGAGCAATAACACCGATTGTTGGAAACTTATCCCAACCCATCTCTTTGGCTTCATCTTTCCAATTCCATGTATAGATATTATGTCCTTTTTCTTTACCAACAAAAGTAATATCTTTTTTCATCCTTTCATCAGAACCAGGCATCATCATATAAGTTCCAGCCAGTTGTGCAGCTGTTCCCAATACATCCCCTAGTCCAGTTTTCTTTTGAGATGTTGTACTTGTTGAAACTGGCATGCCAGATGCGGCACCTGTTAATAAGCTAAATCTTTTAAATGGATCATCATAGCCTCTTAGGAACTCGTTATAACCAAAGTCTAATCCTGCTTGATTAAGTCCTTGTTGTTGATTTCCTATGCCAGATAATAAACCAAAGTTTTGGTACTGGTCTGCTAATTGGTTTCCAAATAAACCAGCTTGGAAGTTCCTATTTTGCATATCAAGATTAGAATTAAACATATCAGCATTATATTGTCTGTTAATATCTTGACCCATTAAATTCATTGCACTATCAAACTCTTGTTTATTTAACTTTGAGGTTATGTCACCAGCTCTGTCAAAAAAGTTTCTATTGGTTTCTGATTCTAATATTGCTGAACGTGAACCACCAAATGCACCTTGTCCTATTGCTGCATCTTGGTCGCTTTGTATTTGCATTTGTCTTGCCCTATCAAGATCGCTAAGTGTGTTATCTATTACTTGTTGTCTAAATGGATTTTGATATGCTCCTATATCTCCATCTAATAAAGATTTAACATTTACAGATTGAGGGCCTTGTCCTGCTAGTTCATTTAATTTATTTCTAGGGTCAAATCCCATTGATTTGCCATACATATCTCTTGCTTGATCTTGTATGAAAAGTTGGTCTGGCGTAAATTTGGCAACGCCTTCACCTGTAAATGGTTGAAATGGCGTGTTGTATATTGACTTTCCTTCATCATACAAATCTTTAAAGATTGCCATTTGTTGTGGATCGACTGCTGTTGTTGATGTGGTTTTTCCTTTACTCATAATTCTTTTCTAATCATATATTCTTGTTCAAAGCCAAGATGTTTAATTTTACGAAGCCAGCCTTTTCTGCCTCCGCCATAAATTCTTTTGCATCCAAAATGTCTTGCAAATTTTTCAAAGCTAGGCAACATTGCCTCTAGCTCTTTGTAGTTACCTCCACAAAAAAGCAAATTCATAACTTTTGTTTGCGGGTATTCTACAAACTCAGTTATCATTACTGAGTTTTTACCACCCCAAATATGAAACATGCCGAGGCGTATTTTTTCTTTAATATCAGTTAAATTATACATATCTTGGTGCTTTAATGCACGTTTAATATGATGCTCTAACCTATCAAACTCTATTTCCCAGTCTTCTTTAGACTGTTGCTGTTGCTGAGAGGTTTCCACTATCGTCAACTTCGACTTTATATTTTGTTCCATTTGGACTTATTAATACTAGCTCAGTTTGATCTGGGCCATTTGCTTCAATACGCTCTCCCTTTTTAAAGGTTAAGCCATCTCTATATTCTATTTCTGATACCAAGTAGTTTTGATATTCAGTATTAAATACGGGGCCTGGTCTTGTTAAGGCTCGTCTTGCCATTACCTACGCCCTCTTTTTCTTACGTTTAATCGTATCTTACCAACCTGAAATGTTTGGTCGGTATCACCTGTAATTTTCATTTTAACTTGTCTTGCTGTAAATCTTGCGTCTGTGTAACCATCACTATTAAAAGTAAATGTACCAAAATCTGTTTCTGCTCCTAGTGGTGTAAACTTTCCTTTAAAACTTAAACTTACTCCTGGTAATGCAGCTGCTTCTTCATCTGGAATAATCTGATTACATTGCACATAGTTATCACCATTGCCTATTTCTATTGGGCCACTCTCACAAAAAGGTACGGAGTTACCTAAATTTTCAGAGTTATTTAATGTGGTGCTATCGTGTTGATATATAAAACCAGAACTATCGCACGCTATTGGAAAATCAAATACGCCTTGATCTAACCAACAACTTCTATCTAAAGTTCCTATACTCCATACATTTTCAACATAATTCCATATAACATATTTGTTTGGTATTTGTGAATCACCAGAGGCAAAGAAAAACCACATTTCATTGTAGTTAGAGTTATGTCCACCGCACGATGACTTTCTGTAGGTTGTATTTAGATTGTCATATATATAGTCATGCACATCGCATGATATTTCTTTAACTGTACCATCAAATATAAAGAATGAGTTTTCACCCATCCAAGTTAAAAAAGCTCCAGCTGTTACAACTGTTCTAGGACTTACAGCCTTACAGTTTGTTCCTGCATCTTGAATACCATAAATAAAAGGAGAACCTGTATAGTACATTCTAGCAATACCTGTATCGGTAAAGATAATAATATCTGTTTGCCATTTAGCAGCATGTAATACTCTGCCGCCTGTTGGTATTTGTAAATCACCAGCTGTATTAGTAGCTGCTGCTGTCCATGTTGTTAGTGTTTCTCTTGATGACCATTGCACCTTTCTAGGATCACCACCAGCTCCGTAGGCTACAACATGTCTTTCGTTTGTAACAAAAATACCCTGACAATTTGTTGGTGCATTAGTTACAACTGTTGCAATAGAACTAGGAGAAGCTGGATTCCATTGATATATTTTACCATCTGATGATGAACAGAATATTAATAGTTCACCAAAGTTATCAAAAGAAAAGTTATTAGTATTAAAATCTAAGCCTGATTGTGAACGAGCATCACCATAATCTTCAACGCCCCAATGATATGCACCATAACCCAGTGGGTCTAGTGATGAGTCATTAACAAAGCCAGACGGTGTGATGTCATACCAAGTATCAGTAACCATAACATAAACTTTTTGTCTTGTGCCTACTGCTAATATATTCGTTCCATCATTGGTGATGTAAGAAAACATATTGGTTGGAGTTCCATCTAGGGCAGTTGTTTTTATTTTTTCCCAACCACCAATAGGTCTTAAATAACCATTCTCAAAACGTACTAAGTTACCATCAATCCATCTACCTTTATTCGCATACTCGGTACCGTTGGTAACGATACCAGCTGGAGGTGTGACTTGGATTAATGCCATGATTAATTCTCCAATGCTTCTACTTTTGCTTCTAGTATTTCTATTTTTGTTATTGCTTCTTGTAAGGCCGCTGTGAGTAATGGAACCAATTTAGATTGGTCAATAGATTGTGGCTCAATATTACCTTCACTATCAACAGCATCTTTATCGCCACTAATAGCTTCTGGTACTACTGGTGAAACTTCATGTGCAAAGAAACCATCAACTATTTTATCTGTATCTATTTTAAAATTAAATTTATAAGGTTTAAGTTGTTTAAGTCTTTCTATGCCATCAGATATAGCTACTTGGTTTTCCTTTAATCTATAATCACTATTTGTATTGTAATGTGTAGAGCTGTTGGTTGCTCCAATAAGTCCTATATTATTTGAAGCTCTGTAAAAATTAATTAAAATTCTATCTGCGCTGTCATCATTTGAACGATTGATTGTTAGAGGATTCCCAGTGGTAGATGCAATTTGTGTTTCACCAAGAGTAGAGCCACCTTTAGTTACAAATCCACCGCTAAGTGCCTGTTTTAAATTTCCAGAAGTAGTATTAATATAATGAGTGCCGTCACTAGCAATAATTTGCCTAGCAGAGCCACTAGTATTAAATTTCATTTCATTATCAGTATGTAAATAATCTATTCCACCAACAGCATTATCACCCGAGTCTCCAAAAGCAATTCTGCCTAATCCATTTGTAGCACTTAAAATAGTTAATCCTGTGTTTGAACTATTTTCTAAAACTAATTCATCCATATCACTAGCAACAGAAGCACCACTATCACCAGATTTAACATGAAGTTTACCCAGTGGAGAAGTTTCCCCAATACCTACATCTCCATCATCTCTTATTGTTAAAGCAGTAGAATTATCTGTCTTAAAAGTCATTGTGTTTGAACTATTAGTATATTCAATAGAACCTACATCATTAGTATTTTCAACAGGTGGACTGCTGTCAACTGCTTTGTTAAATTGAATTTTGCTAGTTCCATTTGGGGTGCTTGGGTGATATGACCCTGAGTGAAGTGTTAAGGTTGCATTAACATTGTTGTATATTAATAAGTCACCTGTATTGCTAGGTGTTCCATAACCATATCCACCATTAGCAATTTGTAATCCTGTTCCTGTATTAGAGTTAGCAGCAACAGAGGTTCCGTGTGTTCCCATTCCAACTACAGTACCGTTATAAGTAAAGTTAGTTTCAGCTTCTAAAGTATTGGCTGTACCACTTCCTGTAATAACTTTATTGTCTGCATTATTGTTGATCGTTGTTCCTGATATGGTTGCAAAAGATAAGTTACCAGAGCCGTCTGTTTTTATAACCTGATTAGAAGTACCATCTGCTGTTGGTAGTTTCCATATTTGGTTAGCCGACAATGTTGGTGATTCAAAACCAACATAGTTAGAACTATTAGTATCGGTAAATCTTAATGTGCCACCAATATTTAATCCAACGCCTGTGCCACTACCATTGGATGAAAAAACTTGGTCAACTAAGTCTAGGTTTGTATTTAATTTTGTACCCCAGGTATTAGTAGAACTTCCTACTTCTGGTTTGGTTAAATTTAAGTTTGTTGTAACTGTATCTGCCATAATATTTTATTTCGTTAATTTGGATTTAATCCAATCAATCCACTCTGGTTTCTTTTTATTAATTATAAACCCAATAACTACCACTAGGATAATTATTTCAAAGATTGCTTCCATACTAAGAATCTAAAGTTTTAGTAATTGAAGTTGGATTTTTTTCATTTTCTATTTGTGAATCTAAATTTGCTTCTAAGTTAGCAACTTCTTCTTCGCCCATAGCGTCTATAACCCAACCTTGAAC